TTGATGGTTACACATTTTTGTGCAAAACGATGATAGACGACAAGATATGCAAATGATGATACTTGATAACTATGTACGGCAAATACAAAGATGGTCAAAAAGATATTATATCATGTGAAAATATATTTATGATTAATACAATACAAGATATGAGTAAAATAAAATACAATATGGAAATAGCCAAAGAACAATACAAGAATGACATGAGAAAGAACGGATGGCACATTTCATCAAATAAATAAGACTAATTTATATACTTCCCCTTTACCGAGGGGGAAGTGTGATTATTGATGTTGAATGGCTAAAAACATAGATAATTACTAATGTTAAGGCTATTTTTACAACAAATATTAACATAGACACTTCCCCCTTCGCTGGGGGGTAAAGGAAAGACAATAAAGATAGAACAGTAAAAAAGAGAAAATAAGACTTACTTTCATGAAGACGCTTCGCTTTCATGAATGGGCTGACGCTTACGCTTGGCTTTAGATAGGTTCTAAGAAAAAAATAAACGATAAAGGATGTGATAATTATGTTATGGATAATAGTAATGATAATTGCAATAGTAAGTATTAGAAAGATGTACAAATAAACATAGATAAACAAAAGAAGAAAGGATTTGATAATATGAGTAAAAAGGCTATAAGTCTTCAAGATAATGTACAAGATTTATTAAATAATAAAAAGTTATGGTTTTTTATCAAATGGTATTTAGATGGTCAAAAGAAAGAGGATTGGCAAAGTGTACAAACTTCTCTTGGTATAAAACAAACTTCGGAATGGGCGATTAAAACATATCTTGAAAGAGAAGATGTTCAAAGAGCCATGATAGAAATAGTCAAATTGAATAAGGATTTTAATTTGATACAAATATATAATAAGATGTATGAGAAAGCGTTGCAGGGTGACGTTAATAGTGCAAATTGGATTGTTAAATTTAGTGAGTCGGATTTCTTTGGAACTAAGAAAAATGAATTAGATGAAATAATTGGTGGTTTAGATTTAGATGACTAAGAAAATGACAAGCGAAGAGAAGTTTCAAAAGGTTTGGAATGACCCTGTATTATTCATTCAAAATTTTCTAAAGATAACCGATAAAAATGGTAAGGTTGTACCATTTAAATTAAATCCAATGCAAAAAGATTTCATTAAAAACTTAGATAGTTATAATATTATTTTAAAGGCTAGACAAGGTGGTATGAGTGTTGCCATTTGTGGACTAGCCATTTATTATGCAGTAACTCAACCTAATTCAACTTGTATGATGTTATCACATAATGATGAGTCTACAAGAGCCATATTTAATAAGCTTAAAAATATTTATAATAGTTTGCCCGATGTTATAAGACCAAAACTAATAAGAAATAATAGAGCTGAACTTCAACTTAGTAATGGAAGTATTATTTCATGTTCAACAATGGGACACACGGATAAGTCAAGAGGTAACACTTTAAAACTATGTCATATATCGGAATTTGCATTTGTTAAGAGTGATGTAGCCGAAAAACAATTATTGGCTATAGAACAGGCTATTCAGGCTAATGGTCATTTGATTATTGAAAGTACGGCAAATGGTTTAAACCACTATAATATTCTATATAATAAAGCTAAGAAGAATGAGAACGCATATAAAGGCTTCTTCTATAATTATATAGATACAAGTTGTATGTTCATTGATGAATATGAGAAGTATAACAAGATATTCCAAAATATTAATGGTCATGAATTTAGTAAAGATGATTTAACGGAAGAAGAAAAGGAATTATTGAATATTGATGGTATGACCTTAGATATTCTTTGTTGGAGAAGATTAAAAATACAAAATAGTTCCATTGACCAATTTAATCAAGAGTTCCCATTAACCGATACAATGGCTTTTGTAACAAGTGGTCATAGTGTATTCGATAATGAGAAAATTACAAATACATTGAGAGTATTACAATTAAATAAAGAAAAGTTCTTGAATAAGAATGATTTAGATTTGCCGATTGAATTAAGTAAATATTATGGCAAGTCTTTTTTTATGTACAAAAAGCCAGTTAAAGGCGAAAGATATTACATTGGTGTCGATAGTTCTGAGGGTGTTGGTCAAGATAGTTCAACTTGCATTGTTCTTGATAAAGACGGAGAAGAAGTTGCAATGTTTAAGGATAATAAAATAAAGCCGTACGCCTTTGCAGAGTTCATAAATGAACTTGGTCATTACTACAATAAAGCTTATTTAGTAGTTGAAAAAGCTAGTGGTGGTCATAGTGTTATTGAAAGGCTTAGATACACTCATAAATACATGAACATGAGTAAATATAAGACTTATGACGAATATATGAGAACAAAATGGACTATTGGTTTTGATACTAATGCAAAAACTAAAGGATTAATTATTAATGATTTGGTAGAAATGTTTGAGAAAAGTCAATTATTACTACATTCAGAAGAAATCCTTGAAGAAATGAAAGTCTTTGAGGTTAAAGATAATGGTTCAATGGGAGCGATGAATGGTTATCACGATGACTTAGTTATGGCTACGGCTTTAGCTTTAAGTGGATTAAAGAGTGGTAAATATTACGCATGGAGATAAAAGAAGAAAGGAAGATTAAACTAATGAAGAAGATAGAAGAATATATTAAAAATGAATATGGGAATAATCCCTTATGGTTTGTAGATGAAGTAAATAAACCTAACAATACAATGAGAATTTCTAAAGTAAGAGGATTAAAGAATTACTTACATGGAAAACATAAAGTATTAAATAGAGAAGATTGTAAATTCAAAGAAAAGGAATTTAAAGTAAAGAAGTTGATATTACAAAATGCAAAGACTATATTAAACTTTCATTCAACTTATTTATTAGGAAATCCAATAAGCTTAACTGGTTCAGAAGAATTAGTTGATAAGTTACAAGATGTATATAATTACGGTTCATATAATGATGTGGATTTTGAATTATTAGATAAGCTTGTGAAATACGGCGATAGTTACGAATATATCTATGTTGATGGAGATAACATCACATCAAAAGTAATTGATAATAGCTGTAGTTATCCTGTTTATAATGAAAAGGGTGAGTATGTGGCTTTTATTGAACATTGGAGTAATGTAGAAAACAAAAAATATTGGAATGTTTACTATGAGGATTGTGTACAAGAATGGAATGACTTAGGTGACAAAATCAACATGGTTGGAGAATATAAAAATGTTAGTGGTTTACCATTACACTATAAAGGAATAAATGATTGGGATAGTACAATGGGTGAGGGGCTATTAGAGAACATAATCCCAGTTCTTGATGAAGTAGAAGATTTAATGAGTAAGATGGGTGACGCTATATATACATTATCCTTAAATCCATTACTCTTTACCACAGGACAGGCTATTGATGGAAGTGGTATCTCTAATGATATGGTAGGTATGAATGTAGCCTTAGAGAACGGCTCTAGTATGGAGTATGTATCAGCTACTATGGATTATTCTACTATTAAGTATTATCTTGATACATTACAAAATGAATTGAATGTTATCTCATATATGCCTAGTATATTAGGAGGTAGTGGAAATATAGCGAATGTTAGTGAAGTATCATTAAAGATGTTATATTCATTAGCTGACGTATATGCGATGTTAAATGAGAAAGTATTAAGACGTGGCTTTAATGAAAGGTTCAATACAATTAGAAGATTGATAGGTGAAGAAGATAGAAAGTCATATGTTAATGTTACATTTAATTATAGTAGACCACAAAATGCGAGTGAATTATTAGACAACATGAAGAAACAATTTGATATGAACGCTATAAGCTTACAAACAATCATAGAGAAGTCACCGTTAACAGACGATGTAGTCATGGAGTTAGGTAGATTGAAAAAGGATAATGAAGCTAGTGAAGTAAATGACGTTGAAAATGTAGAGAATAGTGAAGTAGAATAAGGCTATTTGTGGCTCTTGGTAGTGGTAGGATATATAGGCGATAAAATGAGAGGTTGTGGGAGTGGGTACAAGCTTGGAGAATGAGGGAGTTGAGGGGAGAGAACGGGGATAGAATTAGTGGCGAATTTGGGTGGTAAGATGGTTGGTGTGTGATTGGTAGGAATAGCTTGACTTTTTTCACACTTTCAAAAATAATATCAACCTCGTTGAGTTGGAGGATTTATTGGAAATATAATAATATTATTACATTGAGCCACTTATTTATGGTCTATGGTTCGATGACACTAAGTTCAATATTATTCAGCTGCCCTTAATATCCATGGTTAAAACAAAAATTTTATCATAAGTTTAAGGTACTATAATGGAGGGTTATAGTACGTTATTAGTGATAAACCCTATCAATTACACACCCTTATTTCACTAAATATCAAATAGCTTCAATCCATTGGTATCACTAGGTTTGAAAGGAATATTTATTTCGCAAAATTCATGTTTAACGAAATAATTTTGAGTGGAAAATACAAGGATTATCCTATATAGATAGAATATATTTTTAATAATATTGTTCGTTACTCCATCTGAAAAAATGATGGGCTTACTAACTAAAAACCACCCACAAAAAATATTATGTTATTTTGTCTAAATATGGTATAATTAGCCATAACACTTTTTTGAGGGGGAAATAATATGGAACAAAGTATTAATGCGTTACTTTTAGGATTAGGCTTGATTGGTGGTGTAATATTAATTTCATATATTTTAAAGCCACTATTATCTCAAAAAGATATTGAAAAGAAGAAACGGGATAATGAATATTATATAGAAAATGATATTCCATCAACTTCGCTTAAAGTAAAATGTATAAAATATAATGATAAAGATATTTGGAGAAATTTATGTGCATGGATTAAAGATGATACTTTAAACTTTCAAGTTGAAGCTGGTCATTCAAGCCAACATATAAAAGATAAAATAATAATTCCAATAGATAATATAGTATTCTATGAGAGAAATGGTGAGTATAGAAAATTTGAGGAAATAGTATCGGTAAAACCCAATATAAAGAAAGCTATAGTTGGTGGTATTATTGCAGGTCAAGCTGGGGCTATTATTGGAGCGATGGACTCTAAGGTTGAAAAGGAAACAAAGGTTGTTGATAAAAGAAAAACATATCTTTATTATGAAGAAAATGACATAATGAATGTAATGATTTTTGAGTCAAAGGACTTTGGAACATTGTTCAAATTAATACCATTAAAAGCTAAGAATATTGTTGAAGAAAATAAATAGAATGGTGTTAAGTATATTTATTATTTATGTAATTAATCTTAAGTTATTTTAATAGATATTAATATAACAGATTATATCATTAAAGTATAAGGAGATAATAAGTATGAATGTTTGTAAAAAGTGTCATCAAACTATTGATGAAGAAACTCAAAAACATATAAGAGAACAATTGAAGAATGTCATTTATCATAGAGACGAAGTTTTTATAGGTAAAGATATGTAGTGGATGTGGTCAGCCGATTAATGACAATGAATTAGGAAAGATAGGCCAGAAAAAAGTAAAAGAGGAAAATAAATAATACATTTTGAAGCTATCCTTAACGGGATAGTTTTTTTTATACTCAAAAATAAGGAGGTAATAAAAATGAGAGAGTTTTCAAAAGACTATAAGCTTGATGAATTAGTTAAGAAAAACATTGAATTGGAATATGAATTAACTAACGCATTAAATAAGATACATGAATATGGGGATATGATAAAAGAATTAGAAGACTATATAAGATTTTATCAAATAAGAGTTAATGGAATGAATAAACATGAAATAAAAGAAGAATTAAAAGATATTCATGAGAAAACATGGAAAGGCAAATTAGCCGTTAGAAATAGATAGAAAGGAAGATGTACAAATGACAATTTTACAAAGATTAAAACTAGAATTATCAAATAAGAACTACTATACAGATGAAGAATATTCAATGTTTCTTGAGGAAAATAGATTAAGAGTAAACGATGAATATAATAAGGATAATGACCAAATAAGATTACTTCAAACAGTTGTAAGTATACTTGAAACATTAGCCAATGATGTTGATTTAATGAGAAAAATAGATAGTAAGGATATTATATCAACAGACCAAGCTATTAAGTATTTATCGCTTAGAATAGAGTCAATTAATAAGAGGATTATTGACTTAAAGGAAGAAAATGACGAATATATTTCAAGTAATATAAGACCTATATTTTATACAAGATAAGGAGGGGATATTGTGAACTCAATAGAAAAGTTAATAGATTTAGAGTTGAGTTTACATGGTACAAAAGGCTTCATTGATGGATTACAAAGTAATTTCCTAATTAAGAAATGCAATGATGGTTCAGAAAATGGGTATAATTTAAATACTTTAATCGCTAAAGTACCATTTAAACAAGGCTCAATAGTTTTTGTTGGAAATGATAAGTATATAGTTCTGGATATTGAAGAACAATTTGCACAAAACATTTATTATAAAGGAACTATGAGGAAATGTGAAAATTTCAATCTTAGTAAAGATAAATATTATACGGAAAGAAGTAATGTAGTTGGAGTAGTTGACAAAGATAAATCTACATTAATAAGTAATGATTATTTCCTTGAAGAAAATACGTATATAAACGCAACAATACCGTTACAACAATTCAATATAAATGATGAATATGTTTTATATAAGGGAAAAGCTTATATGATAGTCAATGTTGATGATACCAAAGAGGGAATAGTGACTTTAAATTCAAAGTTTAAAGATAGATATAGCGAGGTTGAAAAAGTATATTCAATTTCATTAAAAAGTATATCGGGAACATTACAAGTTGGTCAAACATTACAATTAGAACCGATTTGTAAAGAAAATGATGTTATTGTTGATAATCCAGTAATAACTTATTATTCAAATGATGATAACGTGGCAAGTGTTGATAATAAAGGATTAATAACTTGTAAGTCGATTGGGAGTGTTACGATAACTTGTACTTATGAGGGAATAAATACAACATATTCGTTAGAAGTTAAACAGGAAGATGTTTATACAATAGAATGTGATAATGTATCAATATTCAATAAAGAAACTTATCAATTAAATCCTATTGTTAAAATTAATGGAGAAATCATTGATAATCCAACTATAACATATGTTGTTGAAGATAGTTCTATTTGTACTTGTAGTAATGGATTAGTTACTGGTATTGGTGTAGGCTCAACTAATATAACATTATCTTATGAGGATAAAATAAGCTTTAAAGTAAATATTACTATTAAAGAAGTAGCCGTTAATTATTCAATCGTTGGAGCTGATAGCTTTAAACAACTTAGAACAAGTTCATATAGTATTGAACCATTAACAAATTGTGTATTCTATTTAGATGAATTTGACGGTGAATATATAGCCGAGATAAGAAATGATGACGGTATGGGTACTTGTACGATTTATGGAAAGAAGAACATTTCAAACAATTATATTACATTATATGCAAAAGATGAAAAAGAAAATTTATTAGCCCAAAAGAGAATTGATATATTAAAATAATGAATTTGGAGGTGAAAAGATGGAACAAGTAACTAATTTAGTTACTAATTTAGGGTTTCCCGTGGCTTGTTGTATAGCCATGGGTTATTTTATTTGGAATATGTATCAAAAGAACAATGAAACTAACGAAAGGACATTAGTTGCCTTAGATAAGGTTACGGAAACAAATAATCAATTAGTATTAACTAATCAATCTTTAATTAGTAACATGGATTTAAAAGTTGAGAAGATAGAAGAAAAGGTTGAAGAAATTGCAAGTAAAATTAAGTAAGGTATTGACATAATATTGAAAAAGTTATATCATTAAGCCAATAAATATTTTAAGATTTAAGCCAATATATTAATGCAATAAACATTATATTTATTGGTATCGAAATTTAATAATTCTAAGACTGTCAAACACTGTGGTGGCAAGGCATTGAAGCTATCAATAAGTTATTTGGCTACACTGTTCATAATGATAAGGGCAAACCTACTAATAGTGAATTTATTGCGATTATTGCAGATAAATTAAGACTTAAAAACAAAGTGTCATAATCGTAGTGATAGAGCCAAAGGTTGATTTTATTAAGCCAATAAACTACCTAAAAGTAGTCCTAAAAATAAGAATTTCATACCAATAAATATGATAAATATGACACCACTAATATATTGAGTTTATTTCAATATGTTGGAGGTGTTTTTTTATTGCCTAAAATTTCAAAAAAATCTAAATGTATTGAGGATATTATAGTGGATTATTTAGAATTTTGTTCATATAAAAATCTAACAATAAAAACTATAAAATCTTATCATCAAACTCTTATGTTGTTTTCTCAATATTTAAAAGAAGAACAAGGCATTATTGATATAAGAAAAATAAACAAGGAAATAGTTGAAGAATATTTAGAATTTACAAAAGAAAGAGGGAAATATTCATTTACATATACAGAAGATGGCTCAAAAAAAGCGAATATAGATAAAAGAACAGATATTGGAAAGGAAATATCTAGTGGAACATTAAATAACTATCTTAGAAATATTAAGGCTTTTGCAAGTTATTTGGAAGAAAACAACATATGTAAAAATACAAGAATACATGAATGTAAATTTGTCAAAATGGAAAGGAAGTCTAAGGAACAATTAACAGACCAAGAATATAAGAAGTTAATTAAATCCCTTGATTGTAGTAAGTTTCATGAATTTAGAGATTATACAATTATCAATTTAATATTTGATACGGGAATGAGATTGAGTGAAACTTTACATTTAACAATAAATGACGTTGATTTGGTTAGAAGAACTATTTTAATACCTGCCGATATAACAAAAGGTCGAAAAGATAGGGTTGTATTCTATAGTATGGATATGGCTAAATTACTACAAAGATGGCTTAAATTTAAAGATACAATGCAAGAAACGGAGTTATTATTTCCAACTCAAAGGACTAATGGAATAATATCAAACCATAATTTTGAGAGAAATTTTAGGATTTATTTGAAAAGAGCCAAGATAAATAAATCAATCACACCACATGGATTAAGAAATAATTTTGCAAGAAGATTTCTTTTGAATGGTGGAAACTTATTAATACTTAGTAAAATCCTAGGTCATAGTAGTGTTAAAGTAACTGAACAAGCTTATTTGGATTTGCAAGATGAAGATTTAAGACGTAAGTATCAAGCGTATAGTCCATTGGAAAGTATTAAAAGAGGTGAGAGGTAAATAATGAACATAAATATCAATGTGGATTTAAACGAATTTTTGTTACTAAGATATGTTTTGTTGCAAAAGAAAGGAAGAATAGAAAGAGGTAGAGATTATGAAATAGAAGACTTAGAAAAAATTAAAGAGTTGTTACAAAAATTAGATAAGGATTGGGAAGAACAAGTATAAAAAAATAGAGTAGGTTACTCGCAATAACTTACTCTACGACTCAATATCCAAACCGTTAAAAATGAATACTGAACTAATAAAACTATTGTAAATCAAAAAATGAGAGATTGCAATAGCTTTATTTCCTATACACTTTTTTTAGAGTATATGTGAGGATAAGTGGAAGCTGACACCACTTGAAATAAAAACAAGGGTTATATGTAGCCAATGCAAGAAAAATACATAGGGTTTTGACCTTAAACGGAACTCCCAAACCGTTAAATAAATTAGGGTGGTGGAATATTCATTGAGCTACCTTGTATTGTCTAGGGTGAATAGTAGATAGTAACAAATACAAGGCTTGTTGATGGTTTTGACGCATAAACCAAACATGAAAAGTCGTTAATCACGGCTTTCTTATATCCAATTTTTCAACATTCCCAAACATTATCCTGTCCTAAATCCAAAGTCAATATAAAATGTTTAAAGATGGTAATAATAAAATTAGAGGTGAGAGTTATGGATAAAAGTAATAGTGACATATTAGAGTTATTCAATCTATTTTTAAATGAATATGGTGATAATATAAACACCAAGGGAAGCTTAAGAGAAAGGGTTTTAAAACATAATAAAGGTTGTATTATATGTGGAATATCAAACACAAAATTGACTATTGTAAGCCATTTGAAGCCCAAAAGGGATTGTAGTATTGAAGAAATCAATGATATTAATAATGTACTCTTATTATGTAAAAATCATGATGGTTTAATTGATAAAGGGTTAATAACTTTTGATGATGATGGCGATATAATTATTTCAAATAACTTAAGTTATGAAGATAGAGAGAGGTTAGGGATTGATAGTTTAATCCACATTGATATGAATGAGTTTCAAAAGGAATATATGAAGTATCATCGAAAGTATATCTTTAAGTAATACTTCACTTATATTATCGGTAGTATATCTTACTCCCTATACGGACGGACTAGAGGGTTAGTATGGTTTAAAGTAACTATTGATGGTATTTTGATAATTTCAATAGGAGAGAAAAATTTAGAAAACTTGATTTTAAAGATACCCTACAAACGGCTTAAAACGGTCATGATTTGA